GCGCTGGCACCACCACCGCCGCCAGAGCCAGCTGGACAAGAAATTTTTGTTCCGGTCACTGCAGTAACTGAAGATACTGTGGATCCAGGTTCATCAAATGTTGACCAATTTGTACTAAGATCTGTCCAGCAGGCATATGTTGATATTCTTGGAAGAAGACCAGAAACTGGTGGAGAACAATATTGGTCTACTACAAGATTTAATCAACTTAGGGCACAGGGAAAAACTGTTTTAGATGCTGTTAGTCAAATTCAAACAGAAATTGCTAATGAACCAGAAGCAACCATCCTCGGAAAAGGAGTAATTGCTCAACAACAAGAAGCTTATCAAATCTCTCAGACTGTTACAACTCCAGGAACTACTTTAACTAGTCAAGCAGTTTCTTCTGGATCAATTAATCAAGATAATACAGATAGTGCTCTTGTTGCTGCTGCTTATAAAAAATTCCTTGGAAGGGAAGCTGCCCCACAAGAAATTAATAATTGGTTGGGAGAAGCTTCTGCGGGAAGAGTGCAGGGTGTTCGTGGTATTTTAGAAAGTATTAAAATTATTGCTGAACGAGATTTTGGTTATGGTAAGAGTTCTTGTATATTAGATCCACTTGCACAGTCATTCTTCATTGAAGATAAATCTGGAATTTTTGTTACTTCTATTGATTTGTTCTTCAGATCAAAAGATGAAACATTACCTGTCATTGTACAATTACGTCCAATGAAACTTGGACTTCCTACTGAACAAATATATCCTTTTAGTGAAGTTGTAATTGACGCAAAATACGTAAATGTTTCTGAAGATGGTAGTCTTAAGACAAGAATTGTATTCGAATCTCCAGTTTATCTTACCGGAGAACAGTATCATTCTCTGGTTGTTCTTTCAACAAGTAATGAATATACAATTTGGATTTCAAGACTTGGTGAAATAGATATTTCTACCGCAAATCAGGCAGAATCTAGACAAGTTGTTGTTACATCACAACCGACACTTGGATCTCTGTTTAAATCTCAAAATGGTTCAACTTGGAATGCAAGTCAATATGAGGATATTAAGTTTACATTAAATCGTGCAGTATTTACGAGTAGTGGAAATGTCAACTTCTATAACCCTGTTCTTGATATTGATAGTGATCAGACACCATTCTTACTTAAAGATGCTTTAGAACTTTCTTCCAAGAAAATTCGAGTTGGGTTGGGATCTACAGTACAAGATTCTGGACTTACTTTAGGAAATACGATAACTCAATTGGGTTCAAATGCTAGTGGAATTTATGTTGGTTCCGCAGGAACTGCTACTGGACCTTTAACTATAACCAATTCCGGTATAGGATATACACCTTCATCTGGTTCTACAGTATATTCCAATGTTTCTTTGACAAATATTACTGGATCTGGAAGAGATGCAACAGCAAACATTACAATTAGTAATGGTGTTGCAATTGCAGCTACAATTTCTAATGGTGGAACTGGTTATTCAGTTGGTGACGTATTAACAGCAACTCAAATCGGAATTACATCTCTTGGAAGAAATCTTAGACTTTCAGTTACTGATATAACTGGAATTAATGAACTTGTTTTGGATAATGTTCAGGGAGATTTCTTAGTTGGTGCTGGTGGGACTGTAAGATATACTAACAATTTGGGAGTAACAACAACCTTAAATGCAAGCGCTGGTGGGAATGTCTTGATTCCAGTAGCACCAACTGTTGTTACTGATGGTTTGCATATCAAAGTAAATCAAAAAAATCATGGTATGCACTCAACTCTCAATAGAGTCCAAATATCAAATGTTATCAGTGATGTTACTCCAACAAAACTGATTGCAGATTATGAATCAACCTCAACTTCAACTATACTTATTGCAGATTCTACAAACTTTGGAACATTTGAAAATGTTGGGGTTGGAACAACAAATCCAGGTTATGCAAGAATTGGTCAAGAAATTATTTCTTACACTGGCGTTTCTACCAATTCACTTATTGGAATCACAAGATCTGTTGATTCAACTCTTGCATTTAATTACACTACAGGAGATTTTGTTTACAAATATGAGTTAGATGGTGTTTCTCTGAGAAGAATTAACAAAGTTCATAATCTCTCAGATTCAACAGTGTCCGATTCTATCGATCTTGATTATTATAACATTAAACTGGATATGTCAACAAATGGAATCGATAGATCAGTTGGAACAAGTTTACCAAAACTTTATCTGAATGAAACCAAATCTACTGGTGGAAATAAGATTAAGTCCACAGAAAACATTCAATATGAGGTTATAACTCCAATAGTCGAAAATATAACTCCTGCAGGAACAAATATTAGTGCTTCTATTAGAACAATAGGTGGAACAAGTGTTGATGGTTCCGAAATTTCCTTTACCGATAAAGGGTTTGAAAATATTACTCTGAAAGGAGAAAATTACTTAAGTTCTCCAAGATTGATTGCTTCCAGAGTCAATGAGACAAATTCACTGACAACTTTACCCGGAAACAGATCCTTTACAATGGCATTGAACCTCAATACCACAAACCCCTCACTATCTCCTGTTGTTGACTTGCATCGTGTTGCAATGATCCTCACTTCCAATAGAGTCAATCAACCAATCACAAATTATATAACTGATAACAGAACTTCAGACATAATTAACGATCCTAATGCATTTGTTTATGCAATAAATCCAATTTCTCTTGAATCTCCCGCAACATCGATTAAACTCTATCTTTCTGCATATCTGAATGTCTATAATGATGTGAGAGCTTTCTATGCAATTGCAAAAGATTCATCTGAAGAATTAATTTATTATCCTTTCCCAGGATATTCAAATCTTCTTCAGTCTGGTCAAGTTATCGATATCTCAAATAGTGATGGATCTTCAGACAAGTTTGTACCAAAATCCGACACTTTGGCATTGATTAGTGATCAAGCACAATTTACGGATATTGAGTTCACAATTGACAACTTGCCAACATTTAGATACTTTAGTGTCAAGATTGTTGGAACTTCAACAAATCAAGCATATCCACCTAGACTTAGAGATCTTAGAACTATTGCTCTCGCATAATTATGGATTACGCAAAAGTAGAGGGTCACGTAAATCTAGTACGTGACCAAAAAACAAAAGCAATTTTAAATACAGACATGAATGAATATAACAATTATATTGCACTTAGAAACTCAAAACAAAATGACTCAAATAAAATAAAAAATATTGAGGGTGAAATGGAAACTGTAAAGAATGAACTGGGTGAGATTAAGAGTTTACTAAAGGAGTTAATTAATGGATCCAGATAAAATTATTTTGGAAGACATCAATAAAATGTTTGAATATGAAAAACTTGCAAGAGACATAGATAGTATAGATAATATTGATATTTTGAGAAATTATTCAAAATCATATATCAAACTTTACTTAAAACAACAAGAAGTTGTATCTAAATTCTAATGGCAACTCACACAATTACCTTTGATCCAACCTCTGGTGTTGCTTACGGGGCAAATCTTGTAATTAACACGGGATCAACTTTTACTGATAGTTTTACAGTAAAAACTACATCAGGATCTGCTTTCAATTTTGATGGATGGACTGGTTCATCACAGATGGCAAAAAGTGTTTCTATTGGTTCATCGATGTATGCAGTAGCAACCTTTAATGTTGGTTTTACAAGTGCTGTTGAGGGTAAATTTAATTTATCATTGGGAAGCACTGCAACAAGATCTTTGGGTGAAGGTAGATACGTATATGATGTTCTTGTAAGTTCTGGATCTACTGTTTATAGACTTGCAAGTGGAAATGCTTTAGTTATTTCTGGAATATCTTCTGCACCATAAATACCTTAAGGGGTAAATAGATAAATGGCACAACCATCCAGTAGACAAGAATTAATTGATTATTGCAAAAGGAAACTGGGTGCTCCAGTTCTGGAAATTAATGTTGCGGATGAGCAAATTGAAGACTTGGTAGATGACGCCATTCAGTTTTTTCAAGAAAGACATTTTGATGGAGTATACCCAACTTTTTTAAAATATCAAATTACCGAAGACGATATTAATAGAGGTAAGGCACAACCAACATCTGGAGTTGGAATTAGCACAATAACAGTAAACCATAATGTTGGACAAACTACTCAGTTTAATTTTTATGAAGGTGGAAATTATCTACAGATTCCACCTTCAGTAATTGGGGTAAATAAAATATTTCACTTTGATGGGACCAATACAATCACTAACAATATGTTTAGTGTGAAGTATCAGTTGTTCTTGAATGACATTTATTACTGGGGATCAACTGAACTTTTAACTTATGCGATGGTAAAAACTTACTTGGAAGACATTGAGTTTTTACTTACAACACAAAAACAAATTAGATTTAACAAGAGACAAGATCGTTTATACTTAGATATTGATTGGGATTCAGTGACTGCAGGCACTTACTTAATTATAGATTGTTACAGAACCTTAGATCCAAGTGATTATTCTAGAGTATGGAATGATTCATTTTTAAAGATGTATTTAACTTCTCTCATCAAAAAACAATGGGGACAGAATTTAATAAAATTCCAAGGAGTTAAACTTCCAGGTGGTATTGAATTGAACGGAAGACAAATTTATGATGATGCACAAAAAGAACTTGAAGATATTATGGAAAAAATGTCCAATACATACGAATTACCACCATTAGATATGATTGGATAATATGCTAAATCCATTTTTTCTTCAGGGATCAAAATCAGAACAGTCGTTAGTTCAAAGTTTAATTAACGAACAACTTCGCATGTATGGAGTTGAAGTTTATTATATTCCAAGAAGATACCTTACAGAAAAAACAATAATAAAAGAAGTCATTGAATCCAAGTTCGATAATGCGTATCCATTAGAAGCATATGTAGACACTTATGATGGGTATGAGGGTCAGGGAACTCTTCTTTCAAAGTTTGGTGTTCAACCATTAAATGATTTAAGTTTAATCATATCAAAAGAAAGATTTGAAACCTATATTTCACCACTGACAAAAAATATACCAGATATCAAACTGTCAACCAGACCAAAAGAAGGTGATTTAATTTGGTTTCCACTCGGAGATAGATTATTTGAAATTAAATTTGTTGAGCATGAAAAACCATTTTATCAACTCCAAAAAACTTATGTTTACGAACTAAGATGCGAATTGTTTAGATATGAGGATGAGGTTATTGACACTGGAGTTGAGGAAATTGATGATAATGTGAAAGATGAAGGTTATATTCAATCTCTAACTATGGTTGGTGCGGGAATTACCGCAACAGCTTTTACTGGAATTGTAGATGGTGGTGTAAGATTAATCACTGTTACAAATAGAGGAAACGGATACACATCATCTCCAAGAGTGGCTATCTCTTCTGCTCCAGCAGGAGGTCTAACTGCAGTTGGAATTGCAACACTCATTGGTGGACTGGTTGATTGTAATGGAAATACTGAAAACTATAAAGTTCAGGGAGTTGAAATTGTAAATCCTGGATATGGATATACCAATGCACCATCAGTTGCATTTGTTGGTGGTGGGGGTGCAGGAGCTGCGGCAACAACAACTATTGGTGATGGTGTCATTGGTATAGTTACTTTAACTTCTGGAGGTTCTGGATACGTTGGAGAACCAACGGTAACATTTAGTGGAGCTCCAGGTGCTGGAGTAACAGCAACTGCAAGAGCTCACATAAACACCGCAGGGGTTGTTACTGCAATTTATATTACAAATGCTGGACTTGGTTATACAGAAGCACCAACTATAACAGTTTCTTCTCCATATTTTTCTGGATCGGGAACATATGTTTATAATGAAACAGTCGTTGGAAGTATAAGTTCTACCACTGCATTAGTTAAAGAATGGAATTCGGTTGATAATTTACTGAAGGTATCTAATATCTCAGGATCTTTTGTGAATGGTGATGTATTAACTGGTTCTGAATCCGGAGCAACTTATAAAATAAGAATAATCAATAAGTATAATACAACAGACACATATGCCGAAAACGATACCATTGAATCTGAGGCTGATGCAATTATAGATTTCAGTGAGTCTAATCCTTTTGGAAATCCATAAATAGTATATCGTAATCTCCTGACAAATGTTTGAATATTTTTACCACGAAATATTAAGAAGAACTATTGTTTCGTTTGGTTCTTTGTTTAATGACATTTCAATTAAACATACGGACAATTCAGATTCGGTCGTAAGCACGATCAAAGTTCCTCTTGCATATGGACCAATTCAAAAGTTTTTGGCAAGATTAGAACAAGTTTCTGATTTGAACAAACCAGTTCAAATGTCATTGCCTAGAATGTCATTCGAATTTACTGGATTGACATACGACACTTCAAGAAAGGTAACAACTACTCAAACGTTTTTATCATCTTTAACGTCTGATAAGACTAAACCAAGAAAGTCTTATATGCCTGTTCCATATAATATGTCATTTGAACTTAGCATTATGACTAAGTTAAATGATGATATGCTTCAGATTATCGAGCAAATTATTCCATATTTTCAACCCGCATATACTATGAGTGTTGATCTTGTTGAAACAATTGGAGAAAAAAGAGACATTCCTGTTGTTCTTGAAGGAATATCAATGCAAGATGATTATGAAGGAGATTATTCTACAAGAAGAGCTTTAATTTATACTTTAAGATTTACAGCAAAAACATATCTGTTTGGTCCCATCGCAGATGTTTCCAAAGATGTTATTGAAAAGGTTTCTGTTGGATATATTGCAGGAGATCGTACAAGCACCCCAACAAGAGAGGTTACTTATTCCGTTGAACCAGTAGCAACTAAGAGTTATACTAACAACGTTGTTACAAACCTTTCTAAGGATGTAACAGATTTATCGACTATTATTGAAGTTAATGATGCATCAACAATTTCTGTTGGTGGAGTAATAGTTATTGATAACGAAAACTTCAGAGTTGCTTCTAAATCTGGAAGTAAAATCACAGTTGAACGTGGATATGATGAAACAACTCCAACATCTCATGTTTCTGGATCCGAAGTCAAATTAATTACCAATGCGGATGCAAATCTAATTCAATTTGGAGATGATTTTGGGTTTAGTGGTTTATTGTAAAGAAACAGTATGAAAATGACAAGAAAATTCGATGATCTTAATGATACATTTAATGTTGCCG